ATGCTGAAAGTACTTGAGTTGGACAACCATGAATACGATATAGTTCAGAGATAGAACGAACAACCTCAAGTCCAGCAATAGATTGATCATCCAAACGACCAACAAAAGGAGACACATAGTATGCACCAGCCCTTGCAGCAAGGATTGCTTGTGCTGCAGAGAAGATTAGAGTTACATTGACCCTGATATTTTTAAAGGAAAGTTCTTTACATGCAAGCAGTCCATCACGAGTCAAAGGTACTTTTACGGTTGTACAAAACCCAAACTCTTCCGATAAACGAAGACCTTCACGAATCATGTCTTGAGAATCACCAACCACTTCCATACTAATGTCTTTAATTCCCATATCTTTAATTTCTTGATAGACATCATCTGGTTTCCTACCACTCTTCATAATCAGAGTTGGATTAGTAGTAATACCATCAATCAATCCAGTTTGATTATACTTGTGGATTAGTTCAGTATCTGCAGTATCTAGAAAAATTTTCATCTTTTATAAAAGCGCATAGATTTATTTTAACATAGTATTTTGGATAAATCAACTTCGACTCATCCATTCATCAATTTGTTCTTGAGTGGGAACTTTAATACGAAATGCAAGTTCCTCTTCCTCAAATTCTTTATTCATTTCTTCATATATTTCAGGAGTAATTTCATTTCTTTTTTTCTTATCAGAACTTCTCCAAATATCATTACCTAAGTTATCTAAAAAATCATGCATAAAAAAAAGTCCTTTCGGACTTATAGATTAACAAAGAATATTTAATTTGTCAAGTAAACATCATTCTGATGATAAGTCATTATATAAGTTTTCCAGTTTTTGTTTTTGTTCAGAAAATTGTTTACTATTCATTTTAGAAACATCTACATACATTACTTCATCACCAGGATTTGGTGCTTCTGGATGACTCGATTTTGGTTTATTCATTTCCATATTAATTGATTGAATGTTAGACCACATCATAGCAAATGCGCTGCCTGCAATTATTGCAAAGCAAACAAAGTAAAAAAATACTTCAAATCCGTTCATCGCCATGTCCTCTTATTGAAGTCAATGCTGTACTCCACTCTCTTTTGACACTCTGGAGTGCCATCATGATATGGAACAACTCCTAACTGCCATGCTACTTCATCACTAGCACCAAGACGTTGTAACTGTGCATAGTCCCAAGCAGCAGTTGCTGGATGGCAAGTGGGATATGCTGGAAATCCAACAACAGCTGCGAATAAAATGGGAAGTATCATTGGACAATCTCAGTAGATACTAAAGATTGATTGTTTTCATCATATAAAGTAGCAACAACATCAGGATAGTTATCCTCAATCTTGTCAAAACTGCTACTTCCAACAAAAGTAGATCCTTCTTCATTGTCAAATGAATGAATCATAATACTAGCTGTTTGTCGTTGAGTGCCACCCTTATCATTTGGTCTGACTCCAGATACACTAAACTTCATTGGTGAACCACCAATATAGGTATCATCGTATGGAGAATCAAGTACATTAATATCAAACATACCATCGCCACGATGGGTGATTTCAAACTCATCCTGAGGTAGTTTACTTTCAAGTCTGTCTATTCTATTTTGAATTCTTTGAATTTTTTTATGTTTTGTAATAGGGTCAAGATCTTCTAATTTTGCCTCCAGCCTATTAATTCTGGAGAAAATACGATCAAATTTAGCGTTTGAAATAGTCATAATTTTATTAAAACATGGAATTTTTATTTATATTACACATAAATCATTCCAGCAATCATAATGAAGAAACAAAAAATGGTGAAGGCCATCAAAGAAACCCCCACCATATAAACCCAAGTAGGTACAGGATCAGAATCAGAGTGCATTACCACGGGGAAGAACTTCTTCTGGGAACACAAAGTTTTCATGTGGTTGATCAACTGGTGCCATCCATGCACGAAGACCTTCATTCAATAAGATATTCTTTGTGTAGAACGTCTCGAACTCTGGATCTTCTGCTGCTCTGATTTCTTGGGAAACAAAGTCATAAGCACGAAGGTTGAGAGCAAGACCAATAATACCGATGGAACTTGTCCAAAGACCCATAACAGGAACAAACAACATAAAGAAATGCAACCACCTCTTATTACTAAACGCAATACCGAAGATCTGAGACCAGAAGCGGTTTGCCGTAACCATTGAATATGTTTCTTCTTCCTGAGTTGAGTCAAATGCTTTGAATGTATTTGCTTGTTCGCCATCTTGATACAGAGTATTTTCTACTGTTACACCATGAATTGCTGAAAGCAATGCTCCTCCCAGTATACCAGCAACACCCATCATATGGAAGGGGTTGAGAGTCCAGTTGTGGAAACCCTGTAGGAATAGGAGGAATCTAAAAATCGCAGCAACACCAAACGACGGCGCAAAGAACCAGGAGGACTGTCCGAGAGGATAGATGAGAAACACACTGACAAAAACAGCGATAGGCCCAGAAAACGCAATAGCATTGTATGGTCTAATCCCTACAAGACGACTGATTTCAAATTGTCGAAGCATAAACCCAATAAGGGCAAAGGCCCCATGGAGTGCCACAAAACTCCAGAGTCCTCCCAGTTGACACCAGCGTTGGAAGTCGCCCTGAGACTCAGGACCCCAAAGTAGAAGAAGAGAATGACCCATAGCATCAGCAGGCGTTGACACAGCCGCTGTGAGAAAATTAGCACCCTCAAGATAACTAGACGCGAGTCCGTGAGTGTACCAGCTTGTGACAAACGTAGTACCAGTAAGCCAGCCACCAATTGCAAGATAAGCAGTGGGAAAAAGAAGTAGTCCAGACCAACCCACAAAGATAAAGCGGTCGCGTTTAAGCCAGTCATCAAGGACATCGAACCATCCTCCTTTGTAATTTGGTGGTGAAAGTGTTGAAGCAGTCATAAGTTATATTCTTAACTTTTCGTATTTAGTTTACATAACTTTACAATAAAAGTCAATGAGATGTTATACCTACATTTTTTGCAGGAGGTCTAAAAATTTGAGGCCAAGTATCCTCAATAATTTCTCTTAATTTATATGGAGTGTCTGTGCTGATCATTTCTATAATTTATCTTATAAAAAAAGCACCCCTTTGTAGGGGTGCCTGAGTGTTTATCATGTAAACGTCAACCGATGCTAGGAGCAGTGAGAGCAACAGGAGTTGACTCAGCAGTAGCAAGGTCAAGTGGGAAGTTATGAGCATTGCGCTCGTGCATCACTTCCATACCCAAACCTGCACGGTTCAGAACGTCTGCCCAAGTGTTAAGGACGTGTCCTTGGTTGTCTTGGATCGACTGATTGAAGTTGAATCCGTTAAGGTTGAATGCCATGGTGCTAACACCAAGAGCAGTGAACCAGATGCCGACAACAGGCCACGCAGCGAGGAAGAAGTGCAAAGAACGTGAGTTGTTAAAGGATGCATATTGGAAAATGAGACGACCGAAATAACCATGTGCGGCGACAATGTTATAGGTCTCTTCTTCTTGACCAAACTTATAACCATAGTTCTGGGACTCGGTTTCAGTGGTTTCACGAACCAAAGAAGAAGTAACCAAAGAACCATGCATTGCACTGAACAGAGAACCACCGAAGACACCAGCGACACCCAGCATGTGGAAGGGGTGCATCAGGATGTTGTGCTCTGCTTGGAAGACAAGCATGTAGTTAAAAGTGCCGGAGATACCAAGAGGCATACCATCGGAGAAAGAACCTTGACCGAAAGGATAGACCAGGAAGACTGCGGCGGCTGCTGCAACAGGTGCAGAGTAAGCAACACAAATCCAAGGACGCATACCCAGACGATAAGAAAGTTCCCATTCACGACCCATATAGGCAAAGACACCAATGAGGAAGTGGAAAACTACGAGTTGGTAAGGACCACCGTTGTACAGCCACTCATCGAGAGATGCTGCTTCCCAAATGGGATAGAAGTGAAGTCCGATTGCGTTAGAAGAAGGTACAACTGCACCAGAGATAATATTGTTACCATACATAAGTGAACCAGCAACAGGTTCACGAATACCATCGATGTCCACAGGAGGAGCAGCGACGAAGGCAGTGATGAAGCATACGGTTGCTGCCAACAGAGTTGGAATCATGAGCACACCGAACCAACCGACATACAGACGGTTATTAGTAGAAGTTACCCAAGAGCAAAAATCTTCCCAGGTATTAGTTTGTTGACGCGAAATTACAGAATTAGCCATGTTTTGAAAAAGGGTTAAGTAATAGTGCGGGGAACACTGAATAAAATATTCCTCAATCACCCTCCGATTGAGGTATTAGAGACGTGATTTATACTCCCTAGAGGTCTCGGTTTGAGGGGAGTTATCCAACTAAGATCAGGAACTTTACATTCCTTAACGTTGTTGATGTATTTATCATATCACAGAGACGATCATTCGTCAAGGCATTTTTTTTTAATTTTGTAGTGTAAAGAACACTTTTAGTATTTCTAGAATTTTTATATCTAAATAAATCAAGATAGATAGAAAGGAATTTTTCCATGAAAAAATCACTGTTTTTCCTTGGGATGATATTTTTGATGGCACCAGCAGCAAATGCGGGTGGTTTAGTTAGTAAGTTTGCATCGAGTGTTCAACTCTCAGTTGATGCTGCAACAACTACGGCATCTAGAGTTGGTTCTTCCTTTAGTATCTCAGGATCAAATATTGATACTACGATAGGTAGTGACGCTAATGTAGTTTCTGCCGGTACTATCACCTCTGGTGTATATAACCCAGGAACAGTTGTAGCTACCCAAGATACTCCCGGATCAGCATTCTCCTTCAGTCAATCTTATACTCAGGCTGATGCAATCCCAACTAGTGCTCCTACTATCGGAACAGTTAGCAATCTTACAGGACAAGTTTCATCTACTTCTGGAGTTGCTGGTGATCTTGCCGGTACTGTAACTTCAGCAAATATTCTTACGGTGACCGCAGGCGGAGCTGGTTCTACAGCGATTGGCCAATTCGTTTCAGAAATCACTGTAATCGACTGAGGTTAAATACCAATGACTAGATTACAAGAAACAATCGGTTTAGGATTGATTCTTGGTGCAATTCACGGTTTGGTACAACCTGCACATTCTGTTCCGGTAGTACCAAACTTTACTCAGGGCTCAATGACTAGCACAACTGAGACAAAATCTAAAGTAGTAGAAACCATCAATTCGATGGACTATAACACTGGTTACCAATATTCTGCTACAGGAAGTGGAGTTACAGCATCAGGAAATCTTTCACCTGGAACTGGAACAAATACAGTAACTATTGACGGAGTGACATCAACATGGACAGGAGTGAAAAGCAAACCATCCTTTACACAAACAAATCCAGGAGCTGCATTTCAGTTTACAGAGACTTATTCAGGTCCAGGATTAAGCAATCAAACAATTATTCAGAGAACAACAGAAGTAGAAAGCATAACAACTACAACAAGTATCTTCTCCCAGTAATCTTATGTCTAACAAGTATTGCGAATGCCCTACCTGCAAGTGCGGAAGTCGGAGGTGTAAGTGCGACTGCTGCCCCTGTGGCAAATAGTTCAGGATCAGTTACAAATCAGGCCATTCAGGTTTTACAAGGCCCATATATTACTAATACTTATGGAGCAGGCATTCAGTGCCAAGGACCAACTATGAACTTTACTCCATATGTAACAGGAGCAGTATCTGCGGCAAAACCTTTTGAAGATGGTTACTACGATAATGTTTATGATATGAGAGATCTGACAGGTGATTTTGATGATGATGGAAATCCTATTGGAGATGGAGCTCCTGATAGGCCTGGGGACATTTTATATCAAGTTCCGGTAAGAACAGGACAGAAAGATAATTACAATTTAAGTGTTGGTTTCTCTATAACTTGGAGCACACCATTAGATAAAACTTTGCAAGATCAATGTAAGCAGGCTGCGGCGGCAAACATTGATTTAATGAGACAAGCAGCGGCAAATAAGAGATTGGATTTTGAAATCGCCAGACTTAAGAATTGTGGCCAGTTGATAAAAGAAGGAATAAATTTTCATCCTAGAAGCCCTTACTATAAAATATGTGCTGACGTAGTAGTTCAAAATGTAAACTATATCAAACCACACGTTCATACAATTCCCAAACCCACAAGAACATCAAGAAAAGCAGAAGACTTAGGTGGAACTATCAAATAATTACTTCTTCATATTTTTCATAATCCTGACTGCCTGAGATAATTCTCTTTGTATTTCTCTACGTTCAGATACACTGTATTGCTGCTGATTTTTTCCTAACTTAGCAGCAATTTTTTTAATTGCTTTCTTTACCAATGGTTTTACTACCTTAAGTAAAAGATCTGCCACTGGTTTTGCTAACAAAGCAGATGTAGTTGCGACAGCAGCAATACCAGCGGTTGATGCTACAACCTGTGGTGCTGGTAGATATTGTTCTGTGAATGGGATTGGTTCATAGAGAGTTACACATATCTGCTGACCATTTACAGTCTGTAACTCAAATCCAGAAACCTTCTCTCTCTTATTTTGTGCCACATCACCAATCCTAGGTGCATTGGGCCCAGGACAAGGCACCTCTTCTTTCTTTGGTTTTGGTATAATATCTTTGGGAATTTCTGGTATTTCTGGAACTTCTGGTGCCTTATATGGAGGAATAGGTGGTTTAGGAGTTGGTAACTCTACTTCCTCATTGAAATTTATAGGATTGAAAGATGGTATTTGACCATCACAAAAAGTTAAAACACCCCTTCGATCATCTTCTACAATCTGATTGTTCTTGGGATTTTTTGTTTCATGTGCCTCAATACAACCAGGAAGATCCACTATAGGAAATCCTATCTGAACCGTGACAGGAACAGAACTAGGAATTGCTTGTGGTGGTTCCATTAAGTAATCAGGAACCCGTGGGACATCTATAGATCGTATTCTAATTTCAGGAATTTCTGCCATCAATCATTTTTAAAAATATCTGTAAGTCCTTCAAAGAAATGATAGAACATTACATAAAGAAAGAATTTATTGTCGCCCTGAGATTTAGTCCTTCTTCTAGGTTTAGATAAAGTCATATCAATAAAATAACTGAATTATATATCAAGATTAATAGAATTATTAGCAATCGCTAAATTCAGAACTTAGGAAGAGGAAGACCTGATCCTGATTTTGAGTCTACTGCGCCACCAGTTACACCAGGTAGTTCTGGCATTGCAGTATCAATCATACTGGGTAGTGCCTTAGTAATTGCTTTTGTAATTTCTTCTGTTGCCTTTTCTTTAACACTATCAAAAATATAATCTCTATTAAAATAAAGATATCCTGCTAGAGCGACATTTGCTCCTGCAACTAGTCCAGCAAAAAGTGCTATTAGATTAATAATTTTTTGCATGATTAAAGGTATAAGTGATTTTTTATTTATCAATAAAAAATTTTTTAAAGATAATGAGAGCGCCAAGAAGAACAATTACTACAGCAGTATTGCTCCAAGTAAGAGCAGAAGAGTCTCCAACTTTTACTGGACCTACTTCCAAGTCTGCAGGTTGATCAATTCTCTGTTCAATTGTTAGTCCCTCAAGATTTGCTCCCTCAGGGGCATTAATTGTAATATTTTTAGTCATCAATCATACCTATGTTCTTGTGATTTATACTCAGAATACTTATCATCAATAAGTGTTCCATGAGTACGACGGATTTCACGGAGTTCTTCAAAATCTTTTTGCTTGGTGCCACCATCATATGCCCAAGCATAACCTTCTTCAATCATTTGTTCGTTGAGCGACAGACTTCCGTCCCCAAGGTATAACCAACCAAGAAGACGACCATACTTGCCGACACCGCCAACGAGTTCAGTACGGATAACAAGATCATCATCACCAGCCAACGCTCCTTCCAACTTTTCTTTGAGCCAGTTTGTTGCGTCGATTCCAAGTGCCTTTTCCTCCAGGTCTCTCGTTCTTTTCTCTGGTGTATCTACACCAGCAACTCTAACTCTTTCTTTTTTGTAAAGGTCAAAACCAAGATCAATTGTGACATCGATCGTGTCTCCGTCCAGAACTCTATTGATTTCTACTACTCTAAAATTGTAACAACTCTTTCGATTTGGGGGTGTCATTGCTCCCATGATCATCTCTCCCTACAAATTATTGTTCTTGCCATGACCATACGACATTCAAAAATGCTCCTCGTCGTTGCTGATGTCAACGTCGCAACCGTGATAAAAGATAACATTATCGTCTGAGAAAGTATCAAATAAGGAACAATTTTCTTGATCTTGGTTAAGTTCTTCATAAGCGTATACCATTATTGTATATATGTAATAAAAGACACCTGCTAGAAGAATAAGTATTATCCATATAATACTCCAGGTTACATCATTAACATTTTCATGTGGTCTTAAAAATAATTCCATACCATAATCATTTTGATTCTATAAAATATTCCGGAAGGGGGCATCCCTTAAATTCATTTATTTCATTTACTGATAAAACAAACATAGTTACAAATCCTAAACAAAATGCAAATAACATTTGAGGGAAATTGTAATTACCCATATCAGCAGTAGGATCAGGTTCATCATCATGTGGATGAATTTGTTTACTGATCCTTTCTATTTCTTTTTTTCTCTCTTCATCTGATTTTTTCACAGGTTCATCTCCATGGCATTCGCAAGTTCTCTAGAATGATTTAATTCATCATTCAAAATCTCAAGAATTTTATCATCATGACCATTAAGTGCTAAAAATTTTCCATATGTAGTAGCGGCATGAACCTCTACTTCGTATGACAAATGATATGCAAACTTAGGAAATACCCAATAATAAACCACGTTAATCCAATAATAGATAAGGACGAGGTGTTTGGCGACAAAGCGATCAATCCAATAAGAATTACCGCCCATGCTTTCCATATATTCCAGATGTTCTGTCTCATTAATCGACTGTGCAAAATGCTCTTTCATCAAATAAAGATGGTCTGGACCACGCAAACCCATACTTTCTCTAAAGTGTAACACACTCAGGAATGCAAAGTAGGGAGCCCGAGCAATTTCCTCAAGCACCCAAAAGCGTGGATAGTCTCTTCCTCGATAAAGGAAGTCTAATATTGCAACAGTGATGTCTAAAACAACAGTGTTGAATTTTTTCATTCTACATGTACCGTACCGATCATACCTGCACCCTTGTGAGGGGCACACCAATAAGTATAGTCACCTGGATCATTAAACGTGATATCAAACTCTTCCCCAGGAAGCATGGCAAGTGATTCATGGGCGAGGTCTGGACGATCCTCCACAATGACGTTATGTGGTGGTAGCATATTATTTACAAAGTGAACTGTCTCTCCTGCAGATATTGTCACTTCGGCAGGATCAAATACCAAATTTCCTCCAGATCCCATCTGAACATCCACTGCCCATGCTGGTGCTGCCAAGAAGAAAGTGAAAATGAATGCAATAAAAAGTTTCATAAAAAATTGTATGTAACTACATTATGTATCAATGCCCTGAGCAAAGTCTAATGCTTTTTTTGCAGTTCCTAACAATCTATATTTTTGATTATTTTTCTTATATGGAATCGATATTGAGAACCCTAATAAATCTCCCTCAGGGTCATCTGGAATACCAACTGGTTGTACAAAAAATATACCAGCATGTGCAACAGTCTTCCATCCAATATCAACAAATCCCAAATCTCTTAATGCACATTCTAGTTTAAGTGCGTAACACCCGTACTCTAATGTCATAGATTTCGGTTAACCGAACTTATTAATTATTTATTCAGCAATCATTAAACATACCACCAACAACTGATCCAGCAGATTCACCTACCTTCTGACCAAGAAGTAGGGCCCATCCAGATGCTAACCAACCGACATATGGAATACCAGTAACAGCTGGTGCAGCAACACCCGCAGCGATTGCACTACCTGCCATTGCACCTTGTGACCGTGCGCCAGCGTCCGCCGCTATACAATCTGCGCTTTTTGCATTCGACTTTCCCAAGTCTGTATTAGCTCCCCCTTTGATATTTCTATATCCCTCAGCAGTATATTCATCAATTCTCCATTCCTTCCTGGTCTCATCAGTGTAATTTTTATTTCCAAAGAAACCACTCTTAGATTTTTCTACGTCTAGATCCAAGGTACGTTCAGATTTCAACGTCTTCGGATCATTTGCATTGTACCTAATAGAATACCCCTCCTTGCCTACATTCACATCGTAGGAAGAATAGGGTCCAGTAGGTAAATTAATTGATGGCATCACAGGTTTTTGATTAGTAGCATTAATCAAATGACCTAGGACACCAATATGTGCTATGGCGATTACACTACCCAATCCAAGGGCAATCAACTTAAATGGTTGGTTTGACTGGTGGTTCTCCATCTTCTTGTCCCGCGATTCTAATTGGTGATTGCTCAATTCTGATTGTTTGGGAAGGAGCAACTGCAGAAGCTTTTTCAATTAATTTCTCCATCTGTTCTTTAGTAATACCAGTAGTATTACTATTTCCATTACCATTTTTCTTTGCTGTCTGAACCCCGAAAGTGGCCAAAACTCCAGTGAAGACGCTGGCTATAAATGTCGGATCTAGTTTTTGTTCAGGAATACCAAGAGAAGGTGGTAATTTTATATATGCTAAAGTAAGAATAGTTCCGCTCCAAACAAGAATACCAAGTCGAACAAAAGTACTTAAAATTTCAATTTGCTCTTCAGAATCATTTATCTTCTCTTTTAATTTAGAGATTGGACCTTTCGGTTTGATGGGATCTTTAATTTGCTCCGGCATTGATTTTATTTAAAAATCAATTTTATTTAGCAATAAATCCTTCTTTCACGAGATATTCACGGGTTAGTGGAGTTGGTTCATAAACTTCCCACATGTTACCAGCGGCACATGCTTGAAGTGCTTTCATGGTCATACCTTCAGTGTGACCTGCCCAATATGCTTCTTTTTCCCAGGGAATCGCATGAGGTTGAGACATATAAGCACTCTTTACGATTGCCTGATACATCTTTGGAACATCTTCTTGATTATGGATAATAGCAATGAAGTTATTATTAATTGTTCCTGCCATACAATCCTGAGCAGCGTGCCATCCTTCATGACGCATAACTGCAATAACCACCTCAGGACGATGCATGTGACCAACGTTCAGGAAGAAATTATTACTTACAGTGTGATAAACACCACGATGGCCAACTGGGAAATATCGAAGGTCTGCTAGAAAAACCTTAGCTCCGACCGCATTAAGTGATCGGATGAGAGAGTTAAACTCATCAGCAATAATACTGTAATCACTATCATCCAGTTCCTTATGTTTATTAAGGTCGGAAACTGTTTTGAGTTCTTGGACATGATCGGTACACTCTTGGAGTAACATACACCCCATTGCATGAGGAGTAAAGAACTCATCTTCCGTGATTGGGTCTGAATGGGCAGGCAGGGCAACCGCTGCCGCAGCAACCAGAGCTGCAATTAATTTTTTCATGCGTAATAAGCCTCATAGTATTTAACGATGCCATTTGTATTGACATTTCCTTGAGATACCCAATCATGAATACATTCATAGATACTTTGATTAGAATATCTAGGAGATCCATCAGAGCAAATCTCTGATCCAAACTTTTTAAGTAGGATATTCAATCCTTGTGTACGAACATCCATTCTCTCTTCACTGTAGCGCCAATCATTATTCATTAGAATTTACCCCACCCATTTCCAGAATTCCATTTACCCGGATCGGACTGAAAGTTTTCTGATCCTCCAGGAGAATCAAGATCAAGAGTAGTGTTTTTACTTTTAGTAGCAATCTCGTAAATCTTTTGATGTATATCATGAGATTCTATGGATAAAGTATTTTCAAATTCTTTTCTTTTGCTCTCTACCTCTCCTACAATGTATTCTTTTTGTTTTTCTGTATATTCTGGAGGAGGACCAAACCATTCATCTTCTTTCAAATATGCGGGTGCTGGAACTCCAACATAATCACTTAAAGTATTTTGTCTAGATGTTTTATTTTTTTCTTTTTTAAATAAAACTTGTTTAAGTTTTTTAATGATAGACATTTGTTAGATAGTGAATTGAAGAAAAGGGGGAAAGTTATTAATTTTCCCCCTCTAGATATGTGATCAGAAGTTATACTTCACACCCAGTTTAGCTCCATAACCCTTATCGATGTCATCATCACCAGAACCGATGAATGAGACTTCTCCATACGCACCAAGAGCATCCGTCAGAGCAAGACCCAGGCCTGCCTTACCAGAAGGAACGACATCGGTCTCTCCACCATCAGGACTGACGAAACTAGCACCACCCTGAACATACCAGGAAGCATCTTCTCCAAGGGTGCCTTCGAAGCCCAGGTGAGTATCGGTGACTACTCCACCATACTCAGAACCAGTCCATCCAGCATTTGCTTCTACGTTAACGTATGGGCCTGCAAAAGCAGCACCAGCAGACATAGACAGAGCAGCAGTTGCTGCGAATACAGATTTGATCATTTGATTTACCTCGTTATTTAACTTGCGGAGTGGTTACCCGCAGATTATAGGAAACTCGACATGTTTCCGTGTTGTATATTATACCACAGTCCTAGCTCAAATTTGCGGAATTCGCACTGTAATATTTCGTAATGTGCTTACGAGCAAGTATTTATGTTTTACTTACAGTGCGATTATAACTCAAAATTTTATGCTTGTCAACCCTATGCAAGTCTCCATAAATTTATATTACACTTTTAGTAATTATGTGTCCGGAATACCCTACTTTGATTTTTTTGCTGCTGCTCTGACCTTTTTATCAATATGAGGATTACCAGTTGGTGGCATTGCCTTAGCACTAATCGGATCTAATCGGTTATATCTCTTTGCCACCTTCTTACCATCCACCAAATCGGGATGATATCCATTCTTCATCTTAGGTGGTTCTTCTACTGGGAATCCAAGTGGTGATGGTTTGCCATCATAGTATCCAGGTATTTTATCTACCAAATCTTTAGGAGACTTAAGTCTCTTCTTCTCTGAAAGAACTTTTCCTTGTGGTTCGTGGTGAGCGACCATGGTTGTTTGTTTCTTTGCCTTTTTAACAGGTGGTTTGTATCCTGGTCCTGGTGGTGCTTTCTTATTGGGAAAATAATTCCTTGGCCACTTAATTTGAGCTGGACTATCACCTGGTTGATCATTTATACGTGCAACCTGTGTGTCCTTGTTTGGAGCACTTGATCTACCAGGTCCAGTATCAGGAAGATTTGGAGATGGTAGTTGACTTGGATCAGTTTTCAAATCATAGAATTTATTAGGATCATAACTTCCAGGTGGTTTATATCCCCCTGGACCTGGAGATGGTTCCTCATAAGGAATAGTATCTAATGCAATATCCATGAAACTCTGCTGTGGTTGAATGTCTGCAATTTGAGTGGCAGTTCCTGGCATTCCCTCACCAAACATTTTATCCAAATATTCTTTACTTGCTGCTAATTGTTCCTCAAGTTTCTTTTTCTTTTGTGCTGGAGTTAAGCGATCAAAATCACCATCTCTTACAAATGATGAAGCCTCTGGACTATCAAGAGCGACAAAGACTGTGATTGGTG